CCATCAACGGGTCAAAGACCGACTGACTTGGATCTAACCCTTCTATTGGATTATTTTCATCCATACTTAAGAAATATTTTGTTCGTTACCAAGGAATCTGTTCACTCTCTCTGACCCTCTTCTAAATAACCTTTCCATAAAGTTACCCTCCTGCTGAGGAAGACTGGCCATCTGATCTTCAGCCATACCTTCAGGCTGACCTTCATTCATGGCGATGACTTGGGCATTTGGATTGGCCTTGTAGAAGGCATCCCTCTCTGCGTTATAATTCTCTTCTGGTTTGGTTCCTCCAGTTGCCCCAGATTTTCCGTAGAAGTATGGAACTAAATCTGTAAGAGTTTTATCTTTCATCATTAATTCATTCTTTGGTTTACCTACTATATTCTCGCTAATATCATATACATCTATAAGACCCCTATCGTTTACCTCAAACCTTAGTTCTTTTGCCTCTGGAGTTTTTTGAATATTAAGTGCCTCTGAGTCTCCTTCCGTGATAGCCTTATGTAGCTTTGCATACAGGTCAAAACCGCCGCCTCCTTTGCCGCCTCCTTTGCCGCCTCCTTTGCCGCCTCCTTTTTTCTCTTTCTTCTTTTCTTTAAAGGTCTCACTGTAGTCCATCTGCATGTAGAACGTGTCCTTGATCCAGTCCTTAGCCATCTGTACCTGATCTGCACTAGGTTGAGGTTGTATCTCTCCCTTTCGGTCTGGACTGCTAGGGACCATAAACATATCAGCCTCAGAGACATATCTATCAGTCTCACTTTCATTCATCTCAGGTTGACCTTGATTTCTTCTGGACTGGTTCTCTATATCTATAAGTCTTGACATCTTAGCCATGTACTCTTCATTATCTTCGTATGAATCGAACCTGTCGTCCATCTTTTTTAGTATGTTATATGTAGACCTAGGGTTGCTAGTTATTTCGTTCTGAGTTGTCGCTATACCGTCAGCGACATTCTTATTCAATACCTGTCTTTGTCCTATAACTTTACCGTCCTTATCCTTAACATCAACCATCTTGGATATACCGCTCCTTGTAACTATCTTACCACCGATCTCCTCTTGCATGGTTATTTTTCCGAATGTCTTTACCTTGTTTGCTATAACCTGATTATAGTCGACATAGTTATCTCTAATATTCATCGGCTTGCTCAAATTTTCAGAATCCTCTATCTTGTTCATGTCTGCAAGACCATCTGGACCTAGGGTCGCTAAAAACATTTTTCCAGACTGAGGGTCGTGATACATCGTCTTGTTCCTTAGATCAAGAAGTTTGGCATACCTCTCTGTAAGATACTCCTCATACTCAGATCCTTGAGGGTTACCATTCTCATCCAGCTGCTGTCTCTTGATATTTTCCTGTATAGTTGCATCAAGCCCTTTCGCTGTCTTGGCGAATGATGTTATAGAGTTGTTTGTGTTGTTTACAAAGTTTCTGTATTCATTGTGGTTCATACTGCCAGACTTGACAAGGTTATTCATCTCAAAGGCATTGTCCTTTACCTGACTCATTGCCCCCTGTATGATTGTATTGAGATCTTGATCGTTTGACCTCTCTACCTCCTTTACAGCATTCATGTTCTCCTTGTACAGGTTGTCGAAGTATATGTTCTGTGCCGCACGTCTTTCTCCTATACCAAGGAGTCCCTGAGAGAACTCAGATGTGAGTTTACCCCAATCGATACCTGGGGTGGCTTTATATCCTATGTAACTTTTTTCTGCCATTTCTTATTACTTTTGACCTGCTGCTATGTTGGTTTGTTGAATACTTAAAAGGTTGCTTAAATAGTCTTGGAATCCTGTACCTTTTACAGTTCCATCCATTCCCATAGCCTGACCTGCAAGCTGTGCCGATCCTGCCGCACCAAGAAGTCCTGAAAATATTCCCTGAGCAGCCTGCTGCTTTCTAAGCTGTGCCTCCTGAGATGCAGCCTGAGCTCCAGCTAATGCCGCCTGTTCTGTAGCAAACTCTCTTGTCGCACGTCTCTGCTCGATACCTTGACCTGCCTGTGCTACAGCTAGATCTCTCTGATACTGAGCCTGATCTGCCTTTGCTGCTAACTGTAGGTCTGCAGCCGCACCAGCCTGAGCGACCTTACCGATACCACCTATAACTCCTGCCGCACCAGCACCCTGAAGTGCCGCTATCTGAGACACATCTCTTTGTGCCTGTGCCTCCTGTGCAAGGTCATATCCAAGTGTTGGGACCTGAACCTGCTTCATCACGTTCTCTTCCCTAACATTACGCATCGCCTGCTCTGCCTGTAGAGCTGCAGCGTCTGCCTTCTTTTGATCTTTACCTGCCTTTATAGCTTGAGCTGCACTGAGTCCTACACCACCTAAGGCTACTACTGTCGATGTTATTGCTGCCATATTATAATACCTTTATCATTTCATTACAGTTTGTGCTACCCATCTCGAATCCGCACTCGCTGTACCTTTCTATCAAGCTCTGACTCTTTAGAGAGGTGTAAATATACTTGTAAGAACCCTTGTCCTTTATAATTTGAGTTAGGACATTTATCAGGAACCTCAATGCATCCTGCCTGTCGTCCTCTCTATAGTGAAAGTTTGATACTATAAACTCAAGCCATGCTGCTGATGAGTTTGTGAAGTACACAAATCCTGCACAAATTTCTTTACCGTCCTTATGGACCATGACGCCTCCTAGTCCGTTCTCTGGTAGCATGTCCTTAGGTGGAGCTGTCCATCTCCAATCCTTCCACCACGACGACAATGTCTCATAATCGTCAGATGTCAAGAACCGTACTTCCATATAACAAATTTAAGGAAAACTTTTGAATATGTCACTGCCTATAGAGAATAACTCCACCTCTGTGGTATCCTCATTCTCAAGTTTAACCTCCATATAGAAACCTCTACTTCCATATGACTCAACCTGACTGTTCTTTACACCGACCAAGAAGTCGCTAATTATAGGTAATGTTCCAGCCGTTGTGTCTACAGTTATTGTTGTAGATGTAATCGCTGTTATCTCTCCTATCAGTACAAGTGTCGTGCTTGCGGTTACGTTTGGATAGGTACCTACCAGTGCCGACTTATATACCTTATCTCCCACGCTTAGTGATGTGTTTATGTTGAATGCAAATGTCAATACAACAGCACTTGGGTCTGAGCTATCTATATTGGTTGCGTTCCCTATACCCTGAGTAGATACAGCCTTCAGATCTATGGTGTCATCCACACGTCTTATGTATGCAAACCACTCGTCCTCCTTCTGATCAAAGTATTCGGCATCTATCTCTCCAGTATTAAGCTCGCTGTCTATGATTGCCTTCCATGGCCTATTTGAGTCCAGTGCCAGCGTCTTGAACATCTTCATCTGGGTTGGCTCATCGTTGAATATAGTCGTGATAGTTGACTTATACTGAGTCCCATAAAAGTTATTCCTGGTGCTGTTTGTATTGTGCTTCCATATAGATCCATCCTTGAATGTATAGAAGCTGCTATTAAGACCGACCATCCAGTCTGGCTGATACGACCAGAAGGACGTCCAACCCTTGCTCCATATTGAGTATGTTATAGTCGCCATAATACAAATTTACTAATTTTAAAGCAAACAGCTGTCGACAGACTTCATCTCCATGTAGTACATGTAAGAACATCTTTGGTCTGATATATCTAAATCCTCCAGATACGGAAGTTTATGTGCATATGCAGCCTTGTAGAACATCCGTTGATTCATGTTGGGCACGCCAGCATTGTGAAAGAAATACATGTCTCTCCATCTCTCTATCGGACATGTAGCCCAACAGAAATCAAACTCTCTAGGTACGACAACATTTCGGCCTGACAGCCAGCCGTTCCAAAGCTCTGCCCACATGCTTGCTGTCCATGCCTGTATACCATAAGGGTCTCCCTCCCTCTTTACATGCTGAAGTTTTGTCATGGTGTCGTACAGCATTATACCGTCCCTCTCTACCTTCTCCCAGTACTGAGATGTCAGTCCCTTCATCAGCTTCTGTGCACCACCGCTGTTCTCTTGGTTTGCCTTCACAACAGCCTTATCTATACCCACAACCTTACACATAGCATCCAGTACCTCCTCCCCCTTACTAACTATGTAGTCATGACCGATATAGCTTATGGTGTCTGAAAAGTACCAGTTGTGGTCGTTAAGGTATGGCGTGAAGTCTAGTGGTCTTGTAAATATAAAGTCAGCGTCATGGAAGAAGAACGCACCATCGTTAGGGTTCTCGTCGAAGTGCTTCTTTAATAGGTGTGCCTGTATCGCAGGTATGTACTTAACCTCTCCCATAGTATCCTCATAGAAGTGAAAGTCAACCACATTACCATACCTTGACACCAGCTTGCCCCAGGATTCAGGTATCTTTCCTTGAAATCCTGACACCACATCTATGTCTGTGTATCCGTTCCGTATGAAGTTGTTTATGTATACCTCAACCTGCCATGAGTAGTAGTCAGTGGCTGGCTGTGCAGATATAAATCTTAGGGGAGTGTTTTTTGACAGTCGAAGCATGAATTATATACAAATAAAATATCAATTTGTGGACCTCCTGGTACGTCTAAGTTTCTGATCTTGTAGCAGTTACCGTCTGCTCCCTTTACGGGTGTATCTGAGGCCAATATAGTTGTTCCGTAGAATACCAACTTACCAGCTATGATAGCATCATTACAGTCCTTGTACGTGTAGTAGTTTACAGGCACGGTCGTAGTTGTAGTTGTAGTTGTCACACCAGCACACGCCCTTACATTTAGAACCTGACCTGTGTGTGATATATGAATAGTGTACGCAGTACCACCGTCATCTACATAGTACCACTTGAATATTCCGTCAAACAGGTTTGCACCTAATGCATCTGTGTAAACGAAATCGTTAACGGCAGGAATCGAACCACTGCCGTTGTGGTAGTATGTTGAAAGAGAGGGGGTAAGTGAACATGCATTAAAATCTGACGACTGGGCACTTGGATCCATACTGAATCCTGAGATAACGGGTGCTGTAGTAGTCGTTGTAGTTGTTGTGGTTGTAGTTGTTCCAGTACAAGTTGTGCAGTCTGCATATATAACGACGGGGTTTTCGATTAGGTAATATGGGTATGATCCTGTAGTTGTTCCTGTCACTAAAAAGCAATTCCCATCTGTAGACTTAACCACATTACCTGTAACGATTGCTGACAGTGTCGTGTCAAGAAGTACAACATCAACAGCAGGACTAGAACATGTCCTTGCGGTGTAGTAATTACCAACAGCTGGGACTGTTGTAGTTGTAGTACTTGTGGTTGTGGTTGTAGTACCTGGACATGCATAAACCTCTGCCACATATCCGTTTGAATCTATCTTAATAACCTCCTGTGAATTGTCTACAAAGTACCACTTATCACCACCTGTAAATATATCCCTACCAAATCTATCTGAGTATACCCTATCCCTAAGCGTTGGAACAGGATTAGGACCAGTGAAATACATTGTCGTAAACTCAATACTAGACACTGGAGTTATACTACATGCATCAGAAGACTGAGTCTTAAAGTTTTTAATATCCACAAGGAATGGCTTGTACTCTGAACTAGATATTATATTCATGTTTATCGTCCTATCTGGACTTGTGCCAAAGCAGTTGGTTGCGTTGATTGTGAAAGAGAAAGACAACTCTTTTTCTGACACTCCTGATATAAGACCATTATTGAATGTCACCCCTTCTGGAAACACACTAGACAGACATGGAGATCCTGAAGATATAGTTCCGTCTCCTCTAACTTTTGTGGGTGTAACTAAAGAACATACTACTGTGCTTTGAAGTCCAGATACTGTTATGGTTACACTATTAGAATTACAGTCCGTGTATGTATAAAGCGTGGACTGGGTACCTCCTGTCAATGTATACTCACTACATGTTGTAACAAGATTAAATGATGTAGGATTTCCTAATGTACTTATAGGTATACTTATAGGCTCTAATGAACTTACAGTTATATCCTCCTGATATATGAATGGAACTGCATACTCAAAGCAGTCACATGGATTTATAGATACAACATTTCCAGAACCATCAACACCTATGTAAGACTTACCTGCAGAACTAGGAACAGTACAAAGTACTGAATCTATCATGTGCAGTGCATTGTTACCATCATATAATGCAGAACCATCAGATGATGTATATATCCTGTCATTTAGGGTAGGTAATACACCTGATCCATTGTGATAGTAAACTACATTTGGACATTGAGTACATACATTAGCCTCAGTGCCATCAGTTCTATCTATATAGAAAGATTTTAAGTTTGGACTTACCCTGTTAACTATCCATATAGTACTCGCCAATGGAGAGTCTACAATAACCCTAGCATCATCCAAGGAAGAGAACTTATCAAATAGTAACTGACCAGTACCATTGTTTACCAAACCATCAAGAGGCTTCTGTAGATTTATATCGTCCTCACTTACACCAGCAGCTATAAGTGCATTGAAGTTAGCTGTAGAATTTAAACCAATGTATCCAGTGTCTTCAATTATAGATCCACCCCATTCGATCTGAAACCTTGTGGGCTCATCTATAACCTGGTGAGATATACCTGCTATACCTATGTCACTTCCTAAGTTTAAGGCTATAGACCTTTCTTTAGATATACCGTTGTATGATGCTGTACCTGTACCTATACTATCCTCATAGTCCCACATAAGGTATAGGTTTTCATAGTTGTTTGGGTTATTAAATACAAACTGACCTTGAAAGTCTGTACCATTAAAATATACAGGTATAGCTGTCGCTAAAGATTTTATTGTAGCACTATCCTTCTCTGTATATTCCTGATCAGTCACCAGGTAATATATAGTATTGTTTAGTCCAGGCTCGAAGTCTAGGTATTCTGATGAAGGATCTCCTGCCTTTACTATGACTGTAGATCCATCATACGGAACATATCCTATACCTCCAAGTCCAGTTACCTGATCAAATAGTGCTATACCATTAGAGCTAAGTAAGACATTATCATATGTAAACTCTCCACTTCCTGTATACTCGTATGACTGCTTTAATTTCATTTTTTGGTCGGTTTATTTATAATAATAGGTCTCACAATTATAGGTTTACCTACAGACTGTGTAAGTGTAAATATCTGCGTGATCGATGTGCAGTATGTAACAACAAAATTAACACTTCTTGTGGAACCTGTGGTATTATTTGCAATATTTGCATAAATATTAGCCGCACCATTTCCAGATGTAGTTACAGGACTTACCCAGTTTATTCCGTCTCCTGTGTCCACAAGAGTTATGGTCCATGGCTGCTGAGTGTTTATGTTAAACATAAAGAACGAAAGGCCATCTGAATTACTTGTCACGTTCCTAGCTGAAGGTCTTATAGATAGCGTGCATGGGTTTATATTCCTTGTATTCTCAGTAGCTACAGTATACCTGTTTGAGTATGGATCATATGCACCAAGCTTTTGTGCATTTGGATTGTTCTTGAACTCATCCCTAAAATAGTCTGTCATACCGAGAGATGATATCTCAGATACATTACCCTTCTCCATACCTACAACGGCACCTCTCCTTGCGTCTGTGAAATACATGTTTCCAGCATTTGTAGCAAAACTTTCAGGGTTGTTACTTATACCATAGTCCACAGGGAAAGGAATCTCACTACCTAAAACTTCTGGTATAGAGGCAACCGTACCTCCTCCCACAGCGTCATACAAGACATTCTTTCCAAACATCACCTTGTTTATCTTGTCCTGGTGAAATACAAATATATCTCTCTCTCTTGAGTAAAGCTTTTCAATAGGTCCAAAATCTCGATCTAGATCCTTAAAGTTTGCAAGAGATAGATTAAACTCATTAAGTCTGTTTATAGAGGTATCGCCCCTAAAAACACCACTATATGTAAGAGATGCCTCCTTTCTTTCATTCTCGTAGTCCTCAATAATACTTGTCACTCTCGGACTGTACTTCATCTCTGGATCATTAAAGTCATCCTTTATCCTGTACGACTCAACACCATTACCGAATGCAAATCCATTGTACTGAGAGTTATAGCTTGTGGTGTCATTTATCTCTATAATAGCACCATTATTATTAGCAGCCTGATCCTGCTCCCAATCCTCTTTAAATACTGTAGCTGGCTCTGATGGTCCAGATCCTGGCCATGCAAGGTCTATAATTATAGAGTACTGGTTTGGTACAGCTAAGACTGTATAGTATCCCTGAGGTACGCTAGATGTCCCAGATGCATATACGCTTTGACCTATAGAGAATGAGTGAGGATTATCTGTAGATTGAGGGCTGGTAGGAACAAGTGGCCCTAGTACGGTTTTACCAGCTCCCTCTGGAACTGTAGGAAATACAGAGCTAGCATCTGTGAAGTCTGCATAATCCCAGCCAACCTTATGTAGGTTATTAGTTACATCATACGAGTCCGTTATCTCGTGGTATATCTCTAAATCTTCTTCTATAGGTTTTGTTTCACAGACGATAGGACCAGCCTGTTTGTGTTTAAATTCTACCTCTATAATATTATTTTTATTATTATTAGTTGCATTTGATCCATCTTGAGGATATCCTGGTATAAACATCCTAACTGGAAAATTTCTTCTTTCTTCAGGTGTACTATTAAGATAAATATTACTGGATCCAGTATATAAAAATTTATCACCTTGCAAAGAGGTAAAATATGTTGCCCTTCTAAAACATATACCAATAGATCCAACATCATTACCCTGACTATCATTTTGTATAAACTGCTTATAAGAACCAGACTCTATAAACCATTCCTCTATATTTTCATAATCACCAGGAGAGAAAAATTCTTGAATTTCTGTGTTTACATTAGGGTTTCTGCTGTCTTGCTTTATTTTTATGGTTATAATATCACCATTTCTAATGGGTCTATCTATCTCATTTCCATCTGAATCCTTAAGTTGAGTACCACCATTACATACTGCAAAACCTCCGTATATAGCACCCTCTTCACCACTAGCTGATAAATTATTTTCAAAATCTTCAGCATCACCTGCATTAATACCATCAGGTGGTATAACATTATAATTTGTAGGATTAGGAAATGCATTGTTTGAAAATACAGGATAAGCAAGAGGAAACTTATCCTCATTAGCTCTTATATTTATTTTCCACTTATCACCTTTATAATATGCAGCATTCTCGTTAAAATCTATCCTAAATAATTCTATTGCCGAGACAAAGCCCTGCCATGTCACATCTGTTACTGTTGCTATGGGTATATTAGATTCCAGCCAATAAGATAAATCTAATGAGTCTGTGTATCTATAAGTGACTGGATTTATATTCTCAATTTCTATTGTATATCTTTTATCATGGTTTAGACTTGTTGCTGCATTTGTATTAGCTTCATCACCTATAGGGAGTAAATTCGTTGTTAAAGAATTTTTATCTCCCTTACCATAAAATATAGTTTTATCTCCTCTAATAATAAAAGAACCTTTAATAGGATTTATTGTATATGTAGAAGGAAAAATACCTCTATCATTACCACCTGAACCAGTCCATCCATAGTTATCTAATGAGTCTTCATTAAAGTCAGACGTGTCGTCAACCTTTATCTTAAAATATAATCCAGCCGATTCCTCGTCACCCAAAAAATCAAAAGGCTTAGACTCAAACTCAAGTATCTTGTACTGTGTGTTTAAAAATGTAGGGCCTGTACCGTCAGCCTTAAATATCACGTAGTCTCCTACCGCAAACTTATCCCTGTCTGACTCATTTATTCTAAAGTATCTGTATGCACCGTCAGTATAAAACCATATGGGGAATATATTGTAGTACTCCTTCTTAGCCTGCTTTATGACAAGCCTATAGTTTGTAGCCCATTGAGGAGGTCTATTCTTTATACTAACCTTTAAGCTATTACCCTTATTTGAAACTGTAGGTGGTATATATATAGAGTTTCTGTCGCTTATTAGAGCCGTGGTCATCCTACCGTAATCATCTCCATATATGATACCAACCTCATAATCCCTGTCCGTCCTGAATGTCTGTATCGGGGTATTCTCTGTCGTGGATGTTGATACATAGTTCACGCTAAAGTCCATGTCTATATTATTACCATCAGTGTCAATGATATCTCTAAACTGAGTATAGTTTCCATATACAAGTCTGTTTCCTATAAGCTCCTGTGACTTAGCAAGAAGAGGCACATTGTCAAACAGTCTGGTAACCTGATCAGACGTTAGGGGTGCATATATCTTGTTATTGTCAAATACATAGTCAGACACGCTGTTGGACTCTATAAGGTTGTTATTGTCACCGTCCTTGTCTACAGACTTGATTATCTTTACATTTAGACTTCTTGTGTCAAATGCAAGCAGTTGAATCTCCTTGACAAACTCATTACCAGTCTCAAAGACTATCCTACACTGATTGTACTCATTGATCATGGCCTTGTTTATCCCAGCCAAGAAATCTATACTATAGTCTGAAGGCTTGAATGCTACGGCTGAAAATGGAGACATCGAGCTGTATTCGTTATCTACATACTTGTACCTGTATGCAAAGTATAGGAATCTCTCCTCCATGTTGTTAGAAAGGACCTCATCACTCTTCACTGGATATATCACTGGAGCCTTTAATGGCGGTCTCAGTATCACATCAATATCTATATCTATACGACTGTCATCAACCGAGTAGCTCTTGGCTCTCTTTATGTTTATCTTTCTAGGTGGGTTATAGTTGTCTGTCCAAAGTAAAAGTGCACCATTGTCCTTGTGACTAGGTAGGTAGTTTACCCCTGTAATAAGGTGCTCCTTACTTAGGTTCAGCTTACTTGGTGTGCTTGCTGTGGCCTTTGTACATATAAGTACCTCCTCAACGGTGTCCGTTATCTCGCTGTACTCAAATATTGCGTCATACTCATCTGCAGCTACAAACCAGTAGATCAGGTTTAGTGGCTCGTATGCAACCGCACCTATGGCCCTTGCGTTTGTAGATCCTATTGAGTATGTGTTTAGGATTGTCGTTATATTCCCAACCACAGTATTACCAAGTGAGTTTGTTATAGACCCTATGTTTGATCCCTCAGACGTGTCTATGGTGATGTTTAAGGCATCCTCATACTGACCTTTAGACAGAAGTCTCTCGTCAAGGTCTTTGTTCATCTTACCTGCAAGGAAAGTCTTCTTTAATTCCATACCTATTTAATCCATTTAGCTCTACCTCTCAAGCTCATTAAAAGTCTTGAAGGGTGTAGATTGCTTAGTCTAATCTTTGCATTCCTTAGGGTTGCTATCTTCTCCTTCCTAACCCTGTTTATGATGTACTCCTGAACCCCATACTTATTGTTAAGTAGTGCCCACTTTAGGTAGCTGTATATGTACTCCTCAGCAAGCTTGTTAACGCTTATCTTGGAGTCGTCACCGTTCTCCATACCGTCAGATATATACTCAAGAACTATGTGCTTGTTCTCTATCCCAGACGAGAAGTCTATAACCCCTGCTGCCTTGTTTATACTGAACTTAGGGTTGTTATTGGCATCCTCTGGATCCAAGCCATAACGGCCTCCCATAGTGTAACCAAAGTACCAGTCACCGTTGTAGTTCCATCCATAGCATCCGCTATATATACCACCACCAGTGTATAAGGTTTTGTCCTGTCTAAGTATATCTACCTTTGAGTCACCTGTAACTATCTCTCCGTCTGAGTCAAATATAATGTCCAGGTTATTGTCCTGAAGATATCCTGTGGCAGACATAGGTCTCCTGTTCTCTGTCAATGGAAGTAAAAGGTTTCCACTAAGTACAGATATCCTCACATAGTTTATATAGTCTGGAGGCATGACCATCTTTAGCTCGTCACCCATCTCCTGCTCTATGACCTTTATATTTCTAAGTGCGTCATAGTTGAGCTCCTGTATCGCTCTCTTTGCATGAAATATAACGGTATATCTGTCGACATTATTTACAAGCTTGTCGTTACCTACATACATCAGCATGAAGTTGTTCACTATGTCAGACATTGAGACATACTGATATGAACCCCAGTTGCTGTCTTCAGGTATAACCCCACCATTCGTATAGTACTGATAGTTAGTAATGTATCCCATTGTCTATTGTTTTTGTTGTGCGTCCTGAAGCTCTTCAGATTTAGCTGCCTTTATAACGTCAGCCTCTCTTATAGACACTCCAGAGTATTGTAATATCTTTATAACTAGGTTTGAAAAGTCACTCTTAGGTAACTCAAAGTCCTGATAGTCAGGTGCGGACGGGTAGAACAAGGGGTCAGAGTCTGTAGCACTTGTAGCTATATACGTCCACTTAGGATCCAATGGATACCTTATGTAATCTATCTGCACGTTTGATATTATACTTGTAGGGTAGACATTGAAGCCATTATTGTCAAGCGTGTATACTGGGTATGCAACCGTAGGTGCAGTAAGGTTTGATGATATTAGGTTTAATATCTTTCTGTGACTCACCTCCTCTATCTCTACAGAGTTGTTGTATATCAACTTATCTACAAAGTAATAGTCTGTCGGTGGCGTAAACTCAGATCCAGAATACGTAAGACTTGCCTTTATAAAGAAGGTGTCTAATACGTCTGATATCTTTTTAGGTATATCTGCATATCCCTCGCCATGAAGCCTAGCATTCTCCTTAACTATAGCATTGCTATAGGAGTATATGTACTGCTCAAATATCTCAAGCTGTGCCTGCTTTGCAAACAGGTTGAACTCAAATGGAGTAATGTATCCCCTATTGTCCTTGCTTATTATAGATAGTACGGTATTTCTTACTTCGTTAATCATCCGTGTCGTTTTAACAAAGATAAATAAAAAAAGGCACTTCGATTAAAAAGTGCCTCTTTGTAATAACTTAAAATAAAAACTTAAGATACAGCAATGTTTGCTATTGCTAAAGGTGGTGTAAAGTTATCTCTAACTCTTCTCCAATTTTTTTCATGCAAAGCAACAAGAGCGTCTTGCAATGCTTCTCGCACTGTCTCTCCTGAATCTGCTGCATGATCTAGCGTAGCTTTAGCTCCTCCAAGATAAAAAATCTCAGTATCTACTCCAGAACTATCATAAGCAATTAATTTTACGTTTGACAGACTTAATGTCTGTGTACCTTCTGATGTAACATCTAATTTGATAAACTTTTCCATGTCTTTTAGTTTTTATGCGTGAGTAATTGCTGATATAGCAACACCGCTTGGCATTGAAACATCAAATGTAACATTTGTCCAACCTTCTGATTGAGAAGAAACTATAGCGTCTGATATAGCATCTCTAAGGTTGTAACCTACTTGAGCACCATGAGTAATAGTGGTTGTCGATCCATCAATATAATCTATTCTTGTGGATGTTGATGTAGCAGAAGCACTAAAAACGTGAGCTACATTGTCAGCCGACATCAAGACATCTGGTAATGATGTGACTGGTACTTTTAAAAATTTTGCCATTGTTAAAAAAATTAATGGGTTAATAATACCACAAATATACTAATTATCTGATATCTTTTCATCCAAGAACTTGAACAGCTCAAGTCCATCATTAGACTGTAGGTATGAAGCCAATACATATACTGGATCCTCTCCAAAAGGTATAGTCATAAGCTTCTTTCTGTTCTCTTTCAGGTTGAAGTATATATCCTTCTTATTGTTTCTTAGTGACAGGTATCCGTCAGATATCGCTCTAGATGCTATGTTGTTTACACGTAGAGATGGATCATTCACGGTCTCCATAAAGTCCTGTGGATATCTCTTAGCATAAAGCATGATATCTCTTTTGATCTCAGAACTTGACATATTAGAAACCTTGCCTCCTAGTAATACTTGTGCCACAGCCTCCATCATTCCGAAGTCCATATCTCTGGCCATCAACTGAGCGTCAAGCTCGCTATACATAAAGTCTACATCTTCCTGTGCATCCTTCTCATTGTCAAACTCATAAAACTCTACACCATTCTCTGGATGGTAGTGCAAGAACTCTTGTAGAACTGGATTTGTCTTTGGAACCTTTAATACTCCGTCCTCAAAAACAACAGGCTCAAGAATTACATTCTTATCCTGCTCATCAATAAATGGTGAGTTTGAGTTACGTGCATATCGAAGAGGTCTATTTATATTATTCTCCTCATCGTAGTACAGTAATCTTTTTCTTGGTGTGTCTTTAGAAGCAATAAAGTATGAAAGTGGTTGCTTCTCTCCCTTTAATAGATATATTCTATCCTTGGGCTCTAGTATTGATTTTCTCTTTTGCATTTTATTTTATTTTAATTTAACAATAAAAACCAGGGGCCGAAACCCCTGGTATATTAATAGTCTATATTATCCTTTGAATAATACGAAGTTATTAGCTCCCATAACACAAAGTGCTCTTTCTGACAAGAAGTTAACCTGCATTTTGTCGATGTCGTTAGTCATCGCACCACCTGCAGAACCTGTCATCCAAGTTTTGTATCGACGATCTTCAGCCTCAGAAGCTCGGTAACGTACATGTAAGAATGGACGTTTAGCGTTCTTACCAAGAACCTGATCGTAAACTGTAGTTGTACCAGCAGGCACAAGTACACCGTTGATAGCTCCACCAACTAAACCTCCACGAAGCGTAGCATCGTTTAAGTATTTCCAGTCAGTCTTATAGAACTCATACCCTCTCTTGAATCCAGAGAATCCAAGGTTAAGTGCCATCTCCTCAGAGTTGTCGAACAATCCGTAAGATGTACCACCAGCTCCGTAAGAGTTTTGAGCAGCCAACATGTCATCGATATCGAAAGAGAACTGACGGTTCAAGAACAATACGTTCTCAGCGATAGCTCCCTGCTTGTCAAGACGTTGTACGATAGTATCAAAGTCAGCCAATGCAGATGGGTTACCACCTGACCATACGTTACCTCTATCCTCGATAGTGTCAAACATACCCTGAGTACCAGCATTAACAACACCAGCTGCAGGAGTTGAACCAGACAATGCTGCTTCTGCCGCTGAGTTTGTAGCAGCAGGAACACCTTCTACCATAGCCATCTCTAAGTAATCCTCAAATCGTAGACGAGTCTCGTGCTCTGACTTTAAGTACCAAAGGTATCCAGTCGCACCGTTCTCAGTTGTAACCTCAACCCATCCAACTTGAGCCATATCAGAACCTGCAACTTCATACATGTCCTTGATGATGATTGGCTTACACTCGAAGATGTCGTCCTCAGCCTCTAAAGATCCTACCATTCCTGCTGTTCCTTTTTGAAACTCAGAACCGTAAACGAATGCTGTAACATTTCCAGTAAATGGTGATGAAGCCTCTACAGTGTAGTATGCTACTTTAAACTCATCAGCCGCAGGAAGTGCGGTAATTACACCCTTCTTAGCCACTGATGATGATTCGTCTGACAATAAAACTGTTTGTCCAACTCTAAATACACATGTCCCAGATGCAATTTGGAAAGTTTCTTCACCTGAAGAAAATGCTACATTTGCAGTAACTCCAGTGTATTTAGTATGTAAACGTCCTTGCTCTGCCCATTTAATTAAGTCAGAGTTTGTAGGAAGTTCTGCACCGACCATTCTCAAGAATGATGAGATTGATCTGTTTCCATATCGCTCAAATTCAGCTTCATAAGTATCAGGAAGATACTGTGTCAAGAAGTCGAAATTGGTGATATAATTCGTAGGCAATGTTGCCTTTACCGAGCTAGGTGTTATAGCTACACCTGGACTCGTTTGTAATGATCCAGCCATTTTTTCTAATTTTTACGTTTTTTAATAATTAATCTATTGCTGCGATCTGCGTCTATGTTTCTGACCTGAAACCCTTCCTTTTTGATAACCTGTGTAGACTTACGAGTCATGTCAATGTTTTTAGACTCCTTAGCCACATCACCTACCGCATCTGCCATACCCTTCTCGTAGAAGTACTTGGCAAACTTTTCAGGGTTTGAAGCCACAGCTATAGAACGATGGAATCCCTCGATATCCTTAATAAAACCGTCGTCACCTGTAAACTTATTAACAAAGTTATTAAGATCAGACTGTTCATTAAGCAAGGTCTTGCTGTCAGCTGGCTTATAGACAAGTTTTTTATCCTCCGATACATTGAATCCGAAACCTTCGAAATTCTCAGAAAATAACTCTCCCGTCTTACTTGAAAAGTATTGAGCCCTCTTAGCAAGCTCCTGATCGTTTGCAGTCGCTGCCTCTTTTTGTTTCTTGTAGGCATTAAACTCCTCCATATCCTTATCAGAAGCAAAGCCTTCCCTTGACTCAAGTGGAACCTTGTACTGCTCCTTCAACTGATTGAAGTGTTTTCTTGCCTTAGCAAGCTCTTTCTTTTTTGCTACCTTTTTTAATCTGATGTCTCTCTCTTCATCGAGATCCTCGTCATAGTGGAACCTGTCCTCTATCTCAAACTGAACATCCTCTAAGTCTAGATCCTTGTTCTGGTCGAGATAGTATTCACGTAGTAGCTGGTCGTCGTCAACATCATTATAATCCTTATTGATCTTAATGAAGTCATTTATACCACGGCCTGTCTCCTTTTTGTACTTCAGGAATGCAGAAACATCCTCAGGAAGCTCTTCATTAGCATTACGCTGTTCGAATAGCTCGTCCAAGGAGTTTATCTCCCTGTCGTACCTTTTACCAATATATGAAAGAACGTCTTCGTCTTTTATTGACAATTCTTGTGCTTCGCCTTGCGGCTGTATATCTTCTTGCTCTTGTGGGGCGGAGGCACTCTCAGTGCTTTCTTCCACTCTGTCCACCTTAGCTTCGTCTTCTCCAGAGTTTTCATTTTCTACCTTGTCTAATAACTCCTTCTCAATCTCTTGTGTCGACTTCTCTTCAAAGTCAACTGCTTTTACTTTAATTTCCATTTAATTATATTTTTTACAAAGTTACTAATTATATTTATATCCTATTTAGGACCAAACGACTCTAGGTCAAAACCATCTAGAGTGTCTTCAGTGCTTTCAAAATTTTGTGTAGGTAGGTTGTTCTTTCTTTGAGTTATAAGTGCGGACTGTCTACTGGCCTGCTTGTCTATGCGGTCATCCTTAGCCTTCTCCTTCTTGTTCTCTCTATCCATAAGACCCTCTACCTCTATACCTTTAAGCTGCATGTTGTACTGGAATTCTAGATCCATCAACTCTCTCTTGGCCTCAACCTCAGCTCTCATCCTCTCTATCTCATACATAGACTCAGCCTGCTTAACCTGTGCCTTGGCCTGAGCCTCAAGCTGTATGATCTGAGCCTTCTGCTGTGCGGCAGCCTGTTGTGTCTGCATATTTGATTGAGTCTGCATCTGAATCTCTTGCTGCTTCTGCTTCTGTTGCTGCTCCATACGTCTTCTACGCTTAACCTTAAGCATCTCGTTTGCGAGCTTGATATTGTTTATGTTTCTTATATCTATAGCGTCCTCAAGATCTATAGTCTGCTGCTGCAGTGCTATGGATATATTTGCCTCAAGTGCTTGCTGCTCCTCCTCGTCTGGAGATAGCTCTATAAATATACCAAAGTCATGAAGATAAAGATCCCTTACATCATCAAGTATGGCTATATTATACTTACCTATCTGCATTGCAAACTCCTCCCTGAAGTCTGCATACTCAAGTATGTCTGCAACCCTTAGAGATACACTCTCAGCCATCCTCTTTGTAACATTGAGACCTGAGTTTAATATATGTCTAGTCGCAGTGTTTGAATTTAATGCCGCAAGCTTCTGAACTCCTACCAGTGCATCTGGGTTTGGTGTAGATGCATCCCTAGCCTCATTGATACCCGTCACATCCCTAATCATGTTTAGGTAGTGATTATAGTTTGCTATGAGTGCAGACATCTTAGACTGTCCACTATTTGAGTTTAACTCCTGTATTGGAACCCTTGCATTGTTAAAGTCTCCATCCTGCGTGTAGCTTCTACCGACAACGCTACCTGTCTGGAAGTATAGCTTCAACGCATCCTCAGGATTATATGCAGCACCATTTCCAAGGTCTACCTCATTCAATCCATCGGCATCTATAAATACACCGTCAGGTACAACCCTAGACATAACTTGCTGTAACTTAAGGTGTGTAAGCTGTATCTGATCCGCAAATGGAACCATACGTCTAACCAATGACTCAATGTTACCCTTGTACATCCTAGGTGCATGTGCAACATAGTTTGGCATAGCCTTCTGAGATGCGGACTTAGGTCTGACCATGTTACGCATCATCTCCCACTTCAGTAGTATGTTAGATCCACCTACAAGTATACCGTCATACCAAACCTCTCTAGGTGCCTCTATAACCTCAAAAGGTACGCCCTCTCCCATCGGTGGGAAGAACGTATCTCCTTTACGTATTACTCTCTCTCCTCCATTCTCCAACAACTTCTTCTTCCAAACAAATCTCTTTGTGGTCTTGTAATTGAAGTATAGGAGTGTAACAACCTCATTTAAAAATGTATCGTCCTGATAGTTTCTAACTATAGGGAAGTATTCATACCATGCAGAGCTAGCGTTCTTAATCTCTGTAAGTTGCTCGTCTGTAAGGTCTGGATTTATCTTCAATAGTTCTGTATAGTGAACCTGCTTTACCTCTCCGAAGTAGTAGCAGTCAGAGAAGTCCTCCTTCTCTGTGTAGCTGTGTATCCAGTTTGCTGGATCTACATACTCTATATTTACACCGTCATTCACAAGGAACTCGTGCTTCATAACACCGACACCTATAGTCGTGACATCGTAATCAAAAAGTTTTTTAATCTCTGGGTAGTCTGACATCTTGAATATCGTGTCTATAGCTACCTCTTCAGCTATCTCTATGCTTGGCTTATACTTAAGCTGCATGTATAGTGAAAGTTCTTCATCATCCTCAGGAAGCTGATCTGGGTCCATGTTACTCACATCGATACCAAACTCCTGCTTTGTCAGGCTTATAAACTCTCTAGACACCATCTCCTTCTCGATCATGTCCTGGAATGCATTCTTCTTCTCTGCAGACATAACATCTTGAGCTTCAGCCTTAACCTTGTAAAGCCTGTCATTCATACCGTTAACCACGATATCGACAAACTTAGGTATGATTGGTATAGGACTCCAGTCAAGGTTCAACATAGACATATCGCCATTTATAGACAGCTCATCCTTGTACTTCTGTACGGGTTGTTCTCCCCTAGCATAAAGCCTTAATCTATGATACTCACCCCATTGATCGTAAAAACGACAAGAGTTTCCTTTTCTTCTAAACCATTCTCCTTCTATAGATTTTGCTACCTTTAGTCCATACTTTTCGGAAGACTTTTCTTCGTCCGAAGCCATCTGGTTTGGGAAGGGTGATTGATAAATTGCTACTGAAGATTTCTCCATTATTTTATTATTTCGCTTCTATTTCCACGATTGTCATATCTTACAAATTTAATACTTATTTTTGATTCTTTTTTCTGATTGTCAAAAACATACTTTTTGTTAGCCATAATCGCAAGCCCTGAACTTATAGAGGCATCGTATTTTGTCCTGTTATTTATCTCAAACTTAGCCCAGTCTTCAAGTGTCCTCGTAAAGTACATACTACCTATCTCTCCTGGCTGCCTGTATACACCCTCAGAATCAAAGCCTACATACTCCTCTATATAGGACTCAATAGCTGACGCATGAGCCTGTTTAACATCCTCACTGGAGTTAGGTATACCACCTATCTCTAACTCTGTCTTAGACAGTCTCTTTTTATGCTTATCAGGCCTGTTCATAGAAAATCCTCTGTATCCCCTGTTCTTGAAATGGTACAATAGCCTAGCCTTGTTATTCTCAGCAAGCATAGGCATACCATAAAATACACAAGCCATAAGAACATCCTCAAAGAATATCTCTGCAGTCTGAGGCCTAGCTACATACTCCAAGAAAAACTCATTAGACGGAGCATCCTCCATATGAAACTTAGTCAGGCCATGAAGAGCACCGTTTGAACCTCCACCTCCAACAACCCCAGATATATCATACGGGTCACATCCAAAAGATCCCATGTGTTCATTTCCAGGATACTTTACACCTCCCCTCTCTATCACATTATTTCTATGCTTTGAGTCTGGTATCCAAGAGACTATAAACCTGCCCTTCTTGTCAGGGGTCCATATAACCTCGGTATCCTTCTCCCCACCTCTCCAGTGGAAGTAACCCCTAGTTATAACCCTGTCTCTTATTAGCGAGTCATTGTAATCAATCTGCTGGTATATCTTAGTGAGGTTGAATATAGACTGCCTTGACTCGTCCCTAAATGCGTGAGATTCTGTCCTAGGGAACTGCCTGTAGTACTCGTTTAATGCATCTGGATCAGACTTCAGTGAGGCAACCTCATTATTCCAGTACGTTATAACACCATTATGTATGGGCTCACCATCAACCCCTGTAACCTCAGACTCTGGATCCTCAAAAACTGGCCAACCAAACTCATCTATATATCCCTCATAATTCCATTCCATGGGTATGAATAGGGAATATAGACCACTCTTCGTCTGTCCATTGGCAGACCGAACATTTGGATCGCTATCCATGTATAGCTTCTTAAAGTTACCACCACCCTTTGATAGTGCGTTTGATGTAGATCCCATCATGCACTTACCTATAATCTTACTACCGAGCCTTAGACATGTCTTTGTAACCCTCCAGTTATTTAAAATATTTTCAGGCTTCTCCCACTTACCACTCTCGTCATGCACAAGAAGAAGAAGCTTCTCACCGTCATAGCTGTTGTCAGATGTATTCTTCCAGTCTATGGTGGTGTCCAGTCCATCTATATCGTCATCCTTCTCCTCATCCATATTTCTCCTGGTAATCTTACTGGCAGGAACCCTAAAGGCAAGCTCAGTCTTAGGATTGTCCATACCATCCTGTATAGGCTTGAAGAAGAACGGGTAGTTCCTAACGATAGGAACCACCTTGTCCGTAAACATCTTCTTGGCATCAGACCCTGTCTTTGACAGTATTCCAATCCTTGAGTCCCTAACTATTGTTCCTGTGTTTGTAGCCTCAGAAGAGGACATGAAAGAAAAACCAGAACGCCTGTTCTTTAGGTAGCACATACCAAAGCATCTCCTGTCTGCCTTACATGCCTCCCAGTATATAAAGAATATCCTGTTGGACTCCCTAAAGTCTGGCTGCCCCACATCTATCTTTGTCCATTGCAGGTACATATAGTGTGTACCTGTCATATATGTAGGCCTGCCATTATTATTGAACCAGTGCCCGTAATCTCTCTTGTCGAACTCTCCCTCTATGTAGTCCACATACTTTGACTTGAACTTATTATCCTTCCTGTTCCAATCAAATATCGTCCTAACCTTTGAAAGCTCCCTAGGGTATTCATGAGCCACCCATCTATCGTTCTCTGTGTCTATATCTTTTGGTGCCTTTGGTATGGCTATCTTTAGACCATTTATGTCATATATGTCGCCTATAGTTCCGTCCTTTGATATTACAATAAGATCGTAATCCTTGTCATAACCGTAGACCCATTTCTTTGCCCTGTTCCTTGCATTTAATGCGTTCTTACTTATATGATCATTCGATATTTTATATAGATTATTTTCCATTCCTAGCCCTACCTTCAGCGAAACCCTGCTTGCCAGCATCTATCTCTTTAACTTCCTCTTTGGTATTCTCTTCGTCCTCTATCTTGTGAAGCATAGCCAAAGCATCATCAAATGCTAGCTTCTTAGCAGATGCAGCGTTCTTCATCTTATCAGCCGTTATATCGTCCTCGGCATGAGTTATTATTGGCTCCTTTAGAACCTTTATAAGCTCATCAATCGCCAACTTAGCGGCCTCTAATATTTCTACCTTTTTAGACATATATTTCTGTTATACATTCTATACAGTATCTCATCACCTATCCTGAACTCATACTCACTATCAGGAGTGAATGATATAATGTCTCCACAAGATACGTAATCTATATCATCATTCTTAAACACCAATTCACCCCAAAGTTGCTCAAGAGAACCTACCTGTGTGAACATATGATCCTCAGACTCTATAGGTCTAACGAAACAGAACGGAGAGGGTGCGTTCCACTTACCGTCCCTCATATAAAGATACACCTGATCAGGCTCAACTATGAATACATTGTCCATTACATAATGCCAGCTGCTCTTCTGCTTGCCTTTAATGTCGTAGTAGTACCTAAATACGTTGTGATGAACGATAACTATGTCTCCCTCTCTAACAGGTCCAGAGTAATATGTAGGTATCGATACAACCCTTGCAAGTCTGTTTGAGACAGTGTGATCCTCCTGTGACGAACTTATTATAAATGCGTTGCCATCGTATACACGTATATTGTCATACCTACGTCCAGATACAGGTTCAACTATGAAGCAGTATGGAGACTTCATTAGAAATCTATTTTAAACTCTAAAGACATGGGGAGTGTGTTCAAGAACTCCTTCCACATGACAACCTCGTCATCCTTTTTTATCCATATACATACAGAATGATCAGTCTTTAGTATGGAATATATGACATAGCTCCTGTTAAGAACCTCTTGGCCGACCACGTAATGCATACCCTTTGTGTAGTCTGGCCCTATAGATATCTTTCTAATTATATTCACCAGTGTGAAGATTTATATGTACATCGCCATACTTCTTCTGTATCTCATCCTGGTATGAGGAAAGATCATGTGCACCCATCTCTAGGTTTGCAAGCGTAGTAATCTTTTGATTTTTTAATCTCTCGAAGGTCATCTCTATGTCAGCTATCTGAAACTTGAGATCCCTGTAATTCTTGTTAAGCTCAACCAACTTGTCGAGCTCCTCTTTCTCTAGTTTTTTCATTAAATTTTATTTACCAAGTAGCTATGGCAACCCTCTTCCATGTATCTGTAGCCACACATACATAGATATAGTCAGAGTCATATGCCAACTGTCCAGCCGTTCCTGTAGAACTTGCAGATGCTGGTGCCGAGGATGTTATAATAAAATCCTTCAACGACTCTACGGTAAAGTTCTTTGTAGAGTTTGCCGAATCAGAGTCGGTACCTAGCAGCAAATCAGCCAGTGCTGGTGTCGCAGTTGAATATGAATCTATCTTTGCCATGTCTTATTATTTATACAAATATAATAAATTTATTTTCCTTGGCCATTGTAAGGCTTCTTATAGTTCACAGAACTCTTCAACCTAGAGTTGTTCTTGCTGTGTATACCTGACCTCTTTTTCTTAGGCTTCCTAAGTGTGTTTGTATTATTCGCCATTTTCTATCTGTTGTATCATCTCAAAATGAATCTTAGCCACCCTATCTCTTCCTGACTCGCTCATGAGTACCTCGTGGCATTCTTTAGAGTTGGTCATGAAGAAGTTCTCTGAAAGTATAGCAGGCATAGATGTATCCATAAGTACGGTAAACTTTGCCTCCTTAACTCCCCTCATCCTATACTCCTGAAACTCTTTCTTTGCCTTTTCATAAAGAACTCTTGCTATAGAGTCAGACTTCGTCTCTCCTGGAGATGTAAACACCTCCCAACCGTTTGCAGACTCGTCACTAAAACCATTTGCATGTATGCTTACATATATACATGGTTTTTCAGAAGACCTTGCCAGCTTGTTAGCCATCTTAGGTCTTTCCTTTAGAGCTATATCCTCCTGCGTGTCTACAAGGTTTACGTAATCTATATTGTTTGATCTACAAAGCTCAACCAATCTATTTACTATAGACCTGTTGAACTCTCCCTCAAATAGCTGAGAACCATCAGGCCATACTGGAGATCTCTTTCCAGGTGTCTGATACACACCGTCAACTATACCTCCGTGTCCATTATCTAATATCCATAGATACTTTGACTCTGGGTTTGGACATACAGGATCGATTGATATATCGTACTTTGTTTTACAGTTTGGGCAGGTTACTATCTTTGCCATATTCTAATTATTATTGAAGAAGCTATATAAGCTATAGATATAACTAATATTACCCCATTATCTTGATAGGTCTTTAGCCTCGTTCTTGGCTCTTGTTATGAATTGTCTTAGGCACTGAAGCATGTTCTTTCCAGTGACATCCTCCACAGATTCGTTTATTGATTTAACCTCAACTACCACACAGAAGAAGGCAACTACTTTCGTCATCACAAGCTCTATAGATATAAAGTGAGCTATAAGATCTCCTGCTATAAACTTCTCGACCAAGAAGGTCAATATTATAGCCAAAGAATAAAGTAGAGATTTACTAAGGGTTGCTGAAAGTCTTCTGCTCTTGAATGATATCCATCCATTTTTCTTTACGCTTCTCCAAATCCCAAAACAGGTATCTAGAAAGATAGCAAATAGAGCTATATAGATCATAGGTGCTACTGGGGATAATACAGCTATGATAGATGCAGCTGCTATTGATATATATGTTTTCATTCCGTGTATTTCTTTATTAATCTGTACGTGGTATATACTAGAAACAAAGTTAATAAAATAAATAGAATAATCCATAAAGGTTTATTATACCAGTAATTACGCTCGTAGTACTTTACAGGAATCTTCCTCTCTACAAACTTCTCTACAGTTATGGTGTCGCACTTGCCCTCTATATACACCTTCTTCTCCCTGTCCACATAAACCTTAACCTCAAGCTGCTCCTTCTCTAGAAACACGGTGTCATGAAGCTCACTAAACTCAACAACTGTGTCCACCTCTACACTGGGGACCAATACCTCTACAGTGTCATGAATAACCACGGTGTCTGTCGTTAAAAGGTATGGATGTTTATCTATGAGTCTAGTAAATCTAGTCTTAGGGCTGCATGAGCATATAAGTATAGCTATCGCTATATAGATCTGAATGTGTAGTCTCGCTTTATTTGATATCCGCATTTAAGGCATTTTTTTTTGTTCTGCATTGTAAACTCAATACAGTTCGGGCAGTAGCCCTTCCTTATGTCTTTCTTCATCTACTCTACAGGATCTGGCTCTGACCAAGCTGGTGTAGCCATTAACTCAAGTATTGCATGATGGTCGTATGTACCTACAGGAGTTACACTTCCATCAAGAATAAATGTAGGGTCATGTCCTTCTGCCCACTTTAGTACAAACTCTGTCTGAGCTAGATTTCTTCTAACTGTTTGAGCACTTGTCTGTGCTACCTGAGAAAAGTCTATCAGACTAATATCTGATAAGTTAATTACTGCGTATGTTCTTGTATTATGCATTTTTTATTATTTAAGGTGTATCTTCTACTATATCTGCTTCTTCCATATTGAAGCTTACTGTGTTATT